AGCGGTCCAGACGATGCGCCAGATCGGCGTCGAGTTCGGCATGACCCCGGCGAGCCGGACGCGCGTCTCGAAAACGTCGCGCACGCCCGCGACCGCCGATAATCCGCTCGGGCGGTTCCTGCGGCGATGACCGCCGCGCCCCTGCGCCCGCTCGTGTGTCTCGCCTGCGCGAGCGGCTACCACGACGGCGGGCCCGCGCCGAAAATCATCACCACGACGACGACGGGGCACTGCGCGTGCGCGTGTCACACGCCCGCCGCCGACCCGCCGCCCGGCCGGTGACGGATGGCGCGCCGCCGACTCGATCCGGTGACGCGCTACGCGACCGACGTCGTCGCCGGGAAATATCCGGCCGGTCGGCTCGTGCGGCTCGCCTGCGCCCGGCATCTCGACGATCTCGCGCACGCCGCCCGCAAGGGGCTCGTCTGGCGCCCCGCGGAAGCGCAACGCGTGATCGATTTTTTCGCCGAAGTGCTCGTCCTGCCGGAAGTCACCGCCGCGGCGGACGTCGTCGACCCCGACGCGGAGCCCGACGTCGCGCCGTTCCGGCTGCAGCCGTGGCAGCAATTTATCAACGGATCGCTCATGGGCTGGTACACGGCCGCGGGCGCGCGCCGCTTCCGCGACGCCTACATCGAAGGCGCGAAGGGCTGCGGCAAAACGCCGAACGGCGCCGGGCTCATGCTCTATCTGCTCGTCGCCGACGGCGAACGCAACGCGCAGATCTACATGGCCGCGGTCGGCCGCGAGCAAGCGAAGATCGCGCACGCCGACGCCGAAAAAATGGTCCGCGCGTCGCCCGCGCTCCGCGAGCTCGTGCAGATCACGGTGAACAATCTCGCCGTGCCCGACACCGGATCGTTCCTGCGCGCGATCTCGTCGGAGAAGCGCGGGCTCGACGGGAAGCGCGTTCACGGCGCGCTGCTCGACGAAGAGCACGAACACCCGTCGGGCGTCGTCGTGTCGAAGATGCGGCGCGGCACGAAGGGGCGCCCGAACGCGCTCGTGATGCGAACCACGAATAGCGGGTTTGATCGGACGTCGATCTGCTGGCACGACCACGAATACTCGCGGCAGGTGCTCGAAGGCGCCCGGGTCGACGAGTCATGGTTTGCGTACGTCTGCGGGCTCGACCCGTGCGCGGCGTGTCTGGCCGCGGGCAAAGAATTTCCCGATGAGACGTGCCCCGACTGCGACGACTGGCGCACCGAGGGGCCGCACTGGCTCAAGGCGTGCCCGAATTTGGGCGTGTCGGTGTCGTGGCAGTACGTGCGCGATCTCGTGCAGCAGGCGAAGGCGCGGCCCGATCTCGTCTCGGATCTGCTCCGGTTCAATTTCTGCATTTGGACGCAGGCGTACACGCGGGCGATCCCGATGGCGCAGTGGATCGCCTGCGTCGCCGCCGCGAGCGACGTCACCGACGCCGACCTGCGCGGGCGCCCCTGCTACGGCGGGCTCGACTTGGGCCAGTCGGATGATTTCTCCGCGTGGGTGCGCGGGTGGGAGCTCGCCGACGGGCGGCTCGCGGTGCGCTGCCGGTTTTGGGTGCCCGACGCGGCGCTCGTGAAATTTCCGGCGCGGCCGTACGCCGATTGGGCCCGCGGCGGGTGGCTCACGGTGACGCCGGGGCCGACGACCGACTACGGGATCGTCGAGCGGACCGTGCTCGCCGACGCGCAGGCGGCGGGCGTGCGCGAGATCGCGTACGACAACCGCTTCGCCGAGCAGATGGCGCAAAATCTCACGGGCGCGGGGCTGACGATGGTTCACACCGGGCAGGGGTTTCAGTTGACGGAAGCGATCCGCAAAAAACTCGAACTCGTCGCCGCGGGCCGACTCGCGCCCGACGAGAATCCGATCTTGGCGTGGATGACCGCGAACTACGTCCTGAAACACGGGCCGAACGGCACGGTCCGACCCGCGAAGGAAAGCGCGAGCGACAAGATCGACGGCCATGTCGCGCTCGACATGCTGATCGACCGGATCGTGCGGCGCCCGGTCGTGAGCCCGCCGCGCTATCAGATGATCGTGATCGCCGCGCCGCAGTGAGAAACCGCTCTGCTATACTGCGGGGCAGTCAAGGTGCTGCCGTGGGTGCTCGTGAGTCGACGTCTGATCCCGTCGCCAAACCACGCGGGCGCCCACGCCTTGACTGCCCGCCCGGCGCGCCCGTCTCGACGTGGCTCCGCGCCCCCGACCATGACCGGCTCGTGCGACTCGCGAAGGCGACCGATCAAACCGTGTCGGCGGTCGTGCGCGATCTCGTGACGCGCGCGCTCCCGCCCCGCTGAATTTTCCTCTTAATCAAATCGCCCCGGGCCAGTTGTCGGTTAGGGTAACCGCGACTTGCTCACACGCGCATACGCGCTGTTAACGATCAAATCCGTTGACGAAGCGACGCGCCGGATCTCCGGGGTGGCGTCGACGCCGACGCCGGATCGCGCGGGCGACGTGCTCGAACCGACCGGCGCGACGTTCCCGGCTGAAATCCCGCTCCTGCTCCATCACCGGAAGGACACGCCGGTCGGCGTCGCCCGGCTCGCGCGCACCGCGGACGCGATCACGTTCGACGCCGAGCTCCCGGTCGTCGACGCGCCCGGCGCGGTCCGCGACGAAGTCGAGCGCGCGTGGACGTCCATCGTCCACAAGTTGATCCGCGGCGTCTCGATTGGGTTCCGGCCGGTCGGCTCGAAGGCGGTCGAGATCCTGAAGAGCGGCGGCCTGCGGTTTCTCAAGACCGAAATTCTCGAACTCTCGCTCGTCACCATTCCCGCGAATCAGGACGCGACGCTCTCGATTATCAAATCGTTGGACGTCGAACATCTGGCCGCGTCGGGCCAGTCACCGCCCCGCGTCGGGGGCTCGGTCGTCGTGCGCGCTCTGAGGGACGCGCCACCCATGAATAAGCAAACCACCGCGGAGCAGATCGCCGCGTTTGAAAATACGCGCGCGGCGAAGTCGGCTCGAATGATCGAGCTCATGCAGAAAGCCGCCGACGAGCACGTGACGCTCGACGCGGCGCAGACCGAAGAGTACGACACGCTCACGAAGGAAGTAGACAGCATCGACGCGCACTTGGTGCGCCTGCGCGCGCTCGAAAAATCGCAGGCCGCGACCGCGCAGCCGGTGACGACGCCGACGCCGCCCGCCCAATCGGCGCACCCGGTGATCACGGTGAAGTCGGCGCTCCCGGCCGGGTCGGCGTTTGTCCGCGCCGCGTGCGCGATGCTCGTGTGCAAGGGCAATTTTGCGGAAGCCGCCGAATACGCCGCGCACCGCTGGAAGGACACGACGCCGGAAGTCGCGCTCTATCTGAAGGCGGCGGTCGCCGCGGGCAACACCACCGACGCGACATGGGCGGGCCCGCTGGTCAACACCGGCATCGCGAACGATTTTCTCGAACTCCTGCGGCCCGCGACGATCTTGGGCAAAATTCCCGGGCTGCGCCGCGTCCCGTTCAATACGAAAGTGCCGTCGCAGACCGCGGGCGGCGCGTACGGGTGGGTCGGCGAAGCGAAACCTAAGCCGGTGACGAAACTCGCGTTCGCGTCCGACACGCTCGGGATCGCGAAGGCGGCGGGGATCATCGTGCTCACCGAAGAGCTCGTGCGGCTGTCGAACCCCGCGGCCGAAGGGCTCGCGCGCGCCGACATGGTCGCCGGGATCGCGCAGTTTCTCGATCAGCAGTTTATCGATCCCGCCGTCGCGGCCGTCGTGGGCGTGAACCCCGCGTCGATCACGAACGGCGCGCCGACGGCGGCGGCGACGACCGACCCGCTCGCCGACATTCTCGGGCTGATCAATTTCTTCGCGACGAACAATATCCCGGTCTCCGGGGTGACGTTCATTCTGTCGGAAGCGAACGCGCTGGCGCTGTCGTTCCGCACGAACACCGACGGCTCGCCGCAATTCCCGGGGATCGGGATCGGCGGCGGCAGTTACAAGGGGATCAACTTCGTCACGAGTCAAGCGGCGGGCGGCAACATCATCGCGCTGCAGCCGTCGCTGATCCTGTACGCCGACGACGGCGGCGTCACGATTGACGCGTCGCGCGAAGCGTCGGTGCAGATGGACTCGGCGCCCATGTCGCCCGCGGACGCGACGACGGTGCTGGTCTCGCTCTGGCAGAACAACCTAGTCGGCCTGCGCGCGGAGCGGTTTGTCAACTGGAAGCGCGCGAACGCGAACGCGGTGAAATATCTCACCGCCGCGGCGTACCCGGCGAAGGGCGCGCCCCCGGAAGAAGCCGCCGCGTAGCCGATGGGGCTGCTCGCGTCGGTGTGGTCGGCGATACGGCCCCGGCTGACACTCGCGCCCGTGAGCGCGAGCGCGGGCCGGGGCTGGCTCGTCGTGCGCGAGCCGTTCACGGGCGCGTGGCAACAGAATCAAGAGATCAGCGCGGACAGCGCGCTCGCGTACTTCGCCGTGTTCGCCTGCGTCACGCTGATCGCGGCCGACGTCGCGAAACTCCGGCTGCGGCTCGTCGTGCAGGACGAGAACGGGATCTGGACCGAAACGACGAACCCGGCGTTTAGTCCGGTGCTCCGCAAGCCGAACCGCTACCAAACGATCCACAAGTTCGTCGAGCAGTGGATCGTCTCGAAGCTAATCAACGGCAATACCTACGCGCTGAAGCAGCGCGACGACCGCGGCGTCGTGGTGGCGCTCTACGTGCTCGACGCGACGCGCGTCGTCCCGCTCGTCGCCGCCGATGGCGCGGTCTACTACCAACTGCGGCGCGATGCGGGGGTCGCCCCGCTCGACGCGGCCGACGGCGGCGACGCCGTGACGGTGCCCGCGAGCGAAATCATCCACGACACAATGGTCGCGCTGTTTCACCCGCTCGTCGGCGTGTCGCCGCTCTACGCGTGCGGGATCTCCGCGCTGCAGGGACAGACGATCCAAACGAACTCGAACCGATTTTTCGCGAACGGCTCGCAGCCGGGCGGCATTCTCACCGCGCCGGGCGCCATCGACGACGCGACCGCGCTCCGGCTCAAGGAATATTGGGAGACGAATTTCTCCGGCGCGAACGTCGGCAAGGTGGCGGTGCTCGGGGACGGGCTGAAGTACGACGCGATGGCGGTCAACGCCGTCGACGCGCAACTGATCGAGCAGTTGAAATGGACCGCGGACACGATCTGCTCGGCTTACCACGTGCCGCCGTACATGATCGGCGTGGGTCCGCCGCCGCCGTACGCGAACGTCGAACCGCTCCTGCAGCAGTACTACTCCCAATGTATCCAAAGTCTGCTCACGAATTTTGAACGCGTGCTCGACGAAGGGCTCGGGCTGCTGCTGCCGATCTCCGGCACGCAGTACGGGACCGAGTTCGATATCGACGATCTGATCTGGATGGACACCGCCACGCGCACGAAGGCCGCGGCCGACGCCATCGGATCGGGGGCGCTGTCGCCGAACGAAGCGCGCAAGAAATACCACGGCGTCGGCCCGGTCGTCGGCGGCGACTCGCCGATGGTGCAGCAGCAGTACTACAGTCTGGCCGCGCTCGCCGAGCGGGACAGCGCCGACCCGTTCGCGAAACCGCCGCCCGCGCGGCCCGCGCTCCCGGCGCCGCCGCTCGAAGAAAAGCAGGACGCCGAGCTCGCGGCGTTCGCCGTCGCGCTCGCGAAGGCGGTCGATGAGACGGACGTCTATGCAGCCTGAGCTCGTCGCGGCGACGGTCGCGCGCGCCATGAAGGGTTTGATCGCGCCGCTCGTCGTGCGGGTCGGCACGCTCGAAGAGCAGCAGCGCCAGCACGCGAGCGATCCGACGGTCGTCGACCTGCAAAAACTCGTCGGCGAGCTCCGCGAGCGGATCGCGGCACTCGAAGCGCGGCCCCCGACGCCCGGGCCCCCGGGACCGACCGGCCCGCCCGGCGCCGACGGGGCGGCGGGGCTCGACGGGAAGGACGGCGCGCCCGGGCTGCGCTACTGCGGCGTGTTCGTCGACGGCACCACGTACCGCCGCGGCGAGATCGTGACGTGGGCAGGCTCCGCATGGCACTGCCACGCCGACGAGACGCAGGCGAAACCGGGCGAGACGGCGAAGGAGTGGCAGTTGATGGTCAAGCGCGGGCGGGACCGGTAGCGATGGCGCTGATCACGCTCGTCTATCAATTCTCGGCGACGCTCACGCCGCCGCCGACCGGGTCGCAACTGCGGCTCGACGCCGCGCACCCGTATACGGCCGTCACGCGCGCGTTCGTGCGGAACCTGACCGCCGACAACCGCGACGCGCACAAGGTGCTGATGGCGATCCCGACCGGCGCCGCGCTGTACGTGCAGGACCGGGACGATCACACGAAGGGCGCGCAACTCGTGACCACG